AACATCAGTAATGCCTAGAGCATCCTTGACTGGTTGAACAATGTTATCCTGTAGACCTTGCTTGATCGGCTCCATGAAGTTATCAAGGGCACGTCTAGGCCCATCTACAACATTACGAACTTGTTCATCCGTAACTTCCTTACCGGTAAGCTTAGTAGCTACACCAGCAGTTTGATGGATAATACCGTCACCGATAGTTGACTTAACAGAGTCGATACGTTGCTTTAGAACGTCACCAGCAGCCTTGAAGTCACCGACGATATCCCCGGTACCCTTTGAACGGCTAGGGTCTGTAGCCCACTCGCTGTTCGTCCAGAAGTCCCCCTTTTCTCTGTCCTTACCTGAGGAAGAACCTGAGATAGTTTCAGTAGGGGCAGGGGTTTCAGCAGTTGTTGAAGGAGGTTGATTTCCTGTGTTACTAAAACCATCACCTGTAGTTAGAGTGTATCCATCTAGAGAAGGTAGTTCAGCACCAGTTTCTACATCGAAATAGGCACTGGTAAGAACACCATTAACTCTTTTTAATAGGCGCTTAGCCAGTTTAGCCATTTATTTCTCCATTAGATAGCCCCCATTACAGATTACGGAGTCCCGCGAGTAATACTCACAGAACCATAGTCGCCTGCTTTAGAGACGTTTTGTTTAATTGATTCTTCCAAACGGTTCACCTCAGCCTGTTTGGTAGTTTGATCTTCGTCATACCACTCCTGCTTAATACGCATGAGGAATGCCTTGTCTCCCTTACCAACAGAAACCTGAGCTTTAGTGCCTTCCGCTGTCGTGGCATTCACTCGCTTATCCCCCACTCGTACAGTAGAAGCATCAACAAGTTCGTACCCTGCATCTTGGAAAGCAGCAACACGGTCTCCAGTGTCATTTACAAACCGATAAACAAAACCGGGCTCCTTACCTTTAACAGCAAGAATGTTCCGGCCATTTACTGGCGTGCGAGTGGGTCTTCCCGAGGTAGTCCCGCTTGGGGCTGGTGTTCTTGACATGATTAACGTCCTTTAAGAGCTTTAAGTTCTTTTTTGTAATCAGCTTCTGTATACCCTGGGGTAACAGCTACGATCTTTCGCATGATGTCTACTTCTTCAGAGGTCATGGACACATCATCTCTGGAGGGGGAACCACGAGTGGACCCTTCAACAGCGCTGGTGCGGCGACTAGCTGCTGGACCAGCAAATTTGTGTGCAAACTCTTTCCGAATTTCTTTCTCTACCATAGAGAGCACTTCCGAGGGGGAGTAGCCTTCTTGGTGTAGGTCCTTGCCTAAAGCATCCGCAGTTTTGCGCATAACTTTATTGGTTTCATACCATTCGTTACGTGATACCCACTGTTCAAACTGTGGGGTGTAGGTGTCATCCTCTTGCACCTGAGTCTGCTGACTCTCTCGTGCAATGGTGTCCTTCTCTGCTCGTACCTCGTCAATCTTATCTTCCAAAGCAAGCGCACGCTCATGATCTCCTGTAGCCGTTGCTTCACGACGAGCATCCTTCAGGGATTTCAATGCACGCTGAAGAAGAAGACATTATGCGAAAGATCGTAGCAGTCACTCCGGGATACACCGAAGCTGACTATAAAAAAGAACTTAAAGCTCTCAAAACTCGTTAAGGAGACTAGACATGAGCAGAACAGCAGCCACAGTTGGCACAAGAGTTAAGCGTACCCCAGTTGGACAACGCAACATCCTATCCGTTACAGGAAAGGAAGAAGGGTATGTATATCGAATTGTAAACGACTCGGGAGATCGAGTTCAACAGTTTGTTGATGCAGGATATGAACTTGTAGATGCCAATGCTGTGCGTATTGGTGATAAGCGAGTAAATGCTGCGTCAGCCGAAGGCTCTAAAGCTCAAGTTTCTGTGGGTAAGGGTGAAAAGGCTTTTGTCATGCGTATCAAACAAGAATGGTATGACGAAGACCAAGCAACCAAACAAGCGGAAATTGATCGCCTAGAGCAGACAATTAAAAACAAAGCTACTGGCTCTGCGGATTACGGGAACCTCGACATTAAACGAGGCAGTACGTAAAACTAAGTGCCGGAAGCCTTAATGGAGAAATAAAATGGCAAGTGTTCTCGCAGGTTTTCGGCCTGTAAAACATATGAATGGCTCGCCCTATAATGGGCAAGTCAATCGTTACATGTTTGCTGCTGGCGATGCCGGTGCTGCAAACGTAGGTGATTTGGTTATGCTGGGTGGTGAAGCTGCCCTTGAAGATGCCGCTGGCGGTGTCTATCCCGTTGTGAAACGGGTGGACAGTGCTACGTCAGCTCCAGTTGTAGGAGCTATTGTTGGATTTGAACCTGACTATAGCAACCTCAATGCGGGTAATACTCGTGCTGCATCTACTCGGCGCATTGTCCTGGTAGCGGATAGTCCTGACCTCATCTTTGCTTGTCCTCAAGACGGCACTGGTGGTGTCATTGCTGCTGCTTCTGTGGGTCTAAACTGCTCACTAACCCTGGGTACGGCTTCCACTGCGGTTCCTTATGCTTCAACCATGAAGGTTGATAGTTCGGAAGTGGATACTACGGCGACTGATCCTGTGCAAATTGTTGGTATTGTGGCGTCGCCAGACAATAATATCACTTCCACATCTCGTCCTGCCGAACTGCTTGTGCGTATCAACACGCACGCGTTCAATGCGGCTGGTCTGGCTGGCGTATAAGGAGATATAAATGTCTATTATCAATAGTGGCAGTTTTGCCAAGGCACTATGGCCCGGTGTTAATGCGTGGTATGGTAAAGCCTACAGCGAATATTCAACTGAATACAACAAGTTGTTTGATACTTTCAAGAGTACCAAGCAGTTTGAAGAGGATGTTGGTATTTCGAGTTTTGGTCTTGCGGTAGTTAAGCCTGAAGGTGCGGCTATCTCGTTTGATAGCGAGCGTCAAGCTTTCATCACTCGCTACCAACACGTTGTGTATGCTCTTGGCTTCATCATCACCCGTGAAATCATGGAAGATGATCAGTATGCCGTAGTGGGTCAGCGTAAGGCTCAAGGTCTTGCCTACTCAATGCGACAAACCAAGGAAGTTGTGGCGGCTAACGTCTACAACCGTGCATTCAACACGAGTTATGTTGGTGGTGACGCAGCAACTCTGGTTGCTTCGGCTGGTGGTGGTGGTAGTTCTAGCCACCCATTGTTTGCTGGTGGCACGGCTACTAACGGTCCCAGTACTGCGGTTGACCTGTCAGAGGCTGCTCTTGAGCAAGCATGTATTGACATTGCTGGCTACACCAATGACCGTGGTCTTCTGATTGCTGTCAAACCCAAGACGCTGATTATCCCTCGGCAACTGATGTTTGAAGCCCATCGTATCCTGAAGTCTGATGGTCGTGTTAGCACTGACCTGAATGATCCAAACGCCCTCAAGCAGATGGGTCTGTTCAGTGATGTGGTTGTCAACCATTACCTGACTGATGCAGACGCTTGGTTCATTCGTACTGATGCCCCTCACGGCATGAAGCACTTTGAACGTCGTGCTGATGCGTTCGACATGGACAATGATTTTGATACTGAGAATGCCAAGTACAAGGCAACGGCTCGTTACAGCTTTGGCTGGACCGACTGGCGTGGTCTATATGGCAGCCCTGGTGCTTAATTGATGTTCGGAGGGCTGGAAACGGCCCTCCTTTTTAACATATATTGTAGGAGATTTATATGGCAATTCCTGTTATCGGCCAACGTGCCTCAACGATGTTTCTGCCCCAGGCGGGCAAGGATTTTGAATATCGTGTAGGTACTGGTATGATGCCCTCTGCTGAGTGGGCTGTTCTTTTTGATGATTTTCTTCAACCCTGGATTCCTACTACTGCAATTACTAACGGTGCAGTAGCGTTTACTCCCACCAACTGGCAGGGAGCAATTATTGATACTGGTGCCACTGTTGCAGTGAATACAACTGCGGCTATTGGTGCTAACGGTGTTCTGACCATTGCCGATGCAACTGCCTCCGAAGGCGCTGCTGTGTATGGACAAAAGACCGTGCAACTCACTGTAGGTAAGAAGTTCTGGATGGAAGCTCGTCTCCGTACAGGAGATGTCACTGATAATGCAATTGTTTTTGGTCTGTCTGATCTCACTGCCACGACCAATCCAGAAGACATCTGGACTACAACTGCTGACAACGTTATTTCTTTTGGTCTGGGTGATGGTGATTCCAATCCTAAGTTCCTGTGTGTAGACGCAGGTAATAGTGGTACATCGCAGCAGGTTCAAACTGAACGTGGTATGTTAGTTGATACGTGGCATGTCCTTGCCTTCTATTATGACGGTTCCAAGCTGCACGGGTATGTTGACGGTCGTTGGGCCATCACTTGGTCTGGTGCGGCAGCAACTGTCCCCACTGGTGTTGCTCTTGCTCCCTTCTTCGGTGCCCTGAGTGGTAACGGTGCTGGTGGCAATGTAAACGTCTTCGACTACGTGCGTTTCGTTAGCGAACGTTAATATCTTCCGGAGCCCTTCGGGGCTCCTCTTCTAAAGGAAAGACATGACAACTGGCGCTTATCGTTCCGCTAATGCTACAGTGGCTGCTCATGGAGCGGAAGATGTCACGATTAGTGATGTCACCGTGATCCCAGTCACTCGTGCTCTATACGTAGGTGGTTTGGGTGATGTTGAGGTAACTATGGCTGATGGTCAAGTGGTTACTTTTACCAACGTAGCCAACGGAACCCTCCTACCAATTCAAGTACAACAAGTCCGTGCAGCTACGTCTGCAACGGCCATCATTGCTCTTTACTAAGGATATACAATGGCTTCATATGTAAAATACAAGTCTTTCGTAGAGCAGCAACTCATTCAGCCTGTTGATTGGGATGCTAACACATTTAAGTTGGCTCTATCAAACACAGCCCCTAACGTAGATACCCACAATTTCTTTGATGATGTCACACAAATTACTGGTGGTGGTACTACAGGCTATACTGCTGGTGGTGAAACCATTGCTGTAACAGTTTCTTATTCTGCTGGTACTGCCAAGGTACTGGGGCCTGCATCAACGACATGGACTGCTGGTGCAGATGGTATGGGACCCTTTAGCTATGTCATCCTGTATAAGGACACAACTGTTGCCTCTACTTCTCCACTAATTGCTTATTGGGTGGTTACTGGCGGCCCCATTAATATGACTAATGCAGAGACATTCACAGTAAATATCAACGCTACCAATGGTATTCTTCAACTTACTTAATTTGTATTCAAATTAACATGGCTGATTATGCAATTCATATCGGTGGGAGAAATGCGCTGGCGCCGTGGCGCCCTGCTGCTGGAGTATCTGCGGCAATAGGTTACGCAAAGGGCGCGCACCCTACGGGGAATGCCGTAATAGAAGAACTGTCTCCAAGTTATCAGTCATGGGCAGTCACGTCGGGCAGCAATGCGCCGTGGGCCGGAACTACAAACAAGGGCATGAATACCATTACCGATTGGTGTGGCGGCGCCTGGGCAGAAACGGCGAGCATGTTTATCAGCATGGGCGGCGGGCATGTGGATATGTGCATCACTGCGCCTTATGCCTATCGCACGAGTTCTCTGGATTATGTGTGGCTGGCGCAGCCGCTGCCAACAAACGCTCAGAACAACTGAAAGGTCAAAGCCATGCATGAATACCTGTTCCGGCCATCGTCCATTGGCCGCTTGATGACCGAGCCAAAAACGCAGAAAGAAGGCCCGCTGTCTGTTGGAGCCAAAACCTATATCCGAG